AAATACGGATATTGTGATAGTTATGGTAATATTCATATGCAGGAATGTAGTTATTCCGGTCAATTATACACTTACAATACAGATATAAATATAGATTCCGGTGTGCTAACATATACTGTAGAAGGTACGGCAGCCGTGGCAGATTTATCTAACTCTATAGCAAGTTTACCGGGTGGTGTAAGGTGGCAACCCAGTATATATTTAAGGGATCAATTATCTAAAGCCACTGAAGGGGGATTGTTTGACCTTAAACAATACTATGCTTTAGATATCGATGATAGACAGGATGAAATAGTAGATATACCAGAATTCGGTAATGCTCCGGTATTAGATTTATTAATGGGTACTGTTCAGACAGGAGCCATATCTGATAAAGGACTTCCTACCCGAAAGGGCGGTCTTGTACAACTATCCCATTGTGAACGTGCCAGAAGCATGGAAGAAGGATATTCCCTCGGATTAGTAAGTCAAGAGGATTATGAAACGTGGCTATATGAGACAAACTATAACGCCTCTCGCTCTTTATATGGTGGTGGACCAGATTCACAAAAATTTCAAAACAATATAAAAAAACTGGAATCACAGTTAGTGACCCCTTATATCTGTTATATAGATGATATAGAGTCCGACGGAAAATGTGGAACCTTTCATTATGTAAAAAGAGAGGGTCAAGAAACGGACGATGTCTTTATGTATGAATTTGGTAATGATTGTAAAGACAGTAATGTATTATCCTTTTCAGTTTCCTATGACGGATCTAAAGCCGTAGCAGCAGCTCCAGCATCCAATAATATTTCTAACAGTATTAGCGCAGAAGGAAGTAACCAAGGAAGTAGTAATACAGTATGTTTTACAGACAACTTGGGTAGAAATACATATCCAACATTATCAGGTTTTGACGAGGATTATTTCATATCTAAACAGAAATTATCTGATATAATGCTTTATCCGTATGAAGCAGACATGACAATTGTGGGGGAATTAAAACCACACCAATTATTAGATACTATATATGTGGTAGTCAAACTAAATGGCACAGAGCACCCCACATTAACTGGTACCTACCAGATTTTAGATATATCAGATCATGTTGGGTCGGACGGATTCACAACAACATTTCACTTAATAAGAGAAGTGGATTCACACATGGCTGTAGAACATACATTGGAGAATTATGTAACTAATGCAGAAGGTGGATCAGCCCATCAGACTATGCAGGCATGGAATGCCACTACGGCACTTACTACTAATAACACGACACAGATTATCAATAATAAATAGGAGTAATTTATATGGCTCAGTTCGTAAGACAATCTGGATTATATAAAGGAATCGTAATAGATACGGAGGACCCGGCAGGTCTTAATCGTATAAAAGTCCGAATATTAGAATTGCATGGAACTATGGATAGTAACTCTTATGGTTCCTTGAGAAATAATATTGCTAAAGATGTTCAATGGGTGAGTGATGATAAACTGCCGTGGGCGGAAGTTTGTTATCCTTTTGGAGAAACAACACCTCCTGAAATTAATCAGGTTGTTTGGATAAGTTTCTATGGAGGAGATGCTCAATTTCCTGTAATCTTAGGTTGGGCCGGATACGATTACACACAACAAGAAGAGATCTATGTAAATAAAGGCATAAGGAGGGGATAATGTGTTATTTACAAATTCTATTAAATTTCCGAATATTTTTAATCTATCTATAGGAAACACGGATATTGAGTCCTCATATACATCTATAAACAGATGTTTGGCTCTAATACTAACTACAGGTAAAGGGGAATTATTAGGAGACCCGGAATTCGGTTGTACACTGTATGAAAAATTATTCAATCCTTTTGTACCTTGGCAAAAAGATGTTATTATAAAAGAAATTATTGACTCTATCAATAAATATGAGAAAAGAGTGTCGGTAAATGATACTGATATTAGTATAGAGCAAAGTGATGATGGGGATGACCATAGTTATTCCATTCATATAAAATATGCTTTACGAAATAGTGATTTATCAAATACCACAAATGTGGTTATTAGTGAGGGGGATCGTAGTCAGTCGTGAATAATGAGTTTTTAAAATACACCAGTAAAGATTATAATTCAATATTTACAGATTTAGTAGCAGCCATACCCACCCTAACAGATCTTTGGACAAATACGGAAGATGGAGATCCTGGTATTGTGCTTGTCAAGTTAATGTCTGCTTTGGGTGATATGTTATCCTATAATGCTGACAAACAGGCTTTAGAATATTATTCTTCTACAGTTACACAAAGAAAAAACGCTGCTAAACTATTTAATTTAATTGGATATAAGATGCATTGGTATAGGTCTGCCACAAACAGAATTTCTGTAACTAATACACAGGTGGTTCCTATGAAATATAGAGCTGTTCCTATATTTGCTACTTATACGAAATATCTTAATCTTCCTGTGGAAGAACGTCCAGAAGATTATGATATCCTTATGCAGGGTTTGATTAACCAGTACACATCCATGTCCCAATGGTTTTTTGATTCCCACTCGGAAGAGGATTATCCTCAGTATTATCAAGATGGAGAACCTAATTACCCGTATACATTAGCTAACAATAATAGTGAGTTGGTACAGGAGTATGAATCTTGGGTAGCAGAAAATACTATTAACATATTTACTTATCTGGGTTCTACAAGCCGAACAATAGATGTTAGAAGCGGTTATAATACGGATACTCCGTATATTATTAAACCTACAACGGCTGCTAATATTACTCCTGGAGATGAATATATAACTCCTACAGATAGTATAAAACCTGGTGAAACACATGATTTTGATGTTATTCAGGGTACATTGTGCAGTATAAAGTTTAATTCCATCAGAATGAGAAATAACAGATATTATTTCTCGGAATCCAATATAGACGAAAATAATATATGGTTATCCTACGATTCCACAGATAGTACCGGAACAACCACGTCCCAAAAATTTATAGATAAAACAGATAACCTATTAACTATTACAGATGGCAATGTGTATTTTGAATTTGGAGTAGATGACTTTGACCTTCCTTATATAGAGTTATCCAGTTATTGGGTAAACCAGTTAGAGAACTCTGTAGACTTTACTTTGTACTATGTTAGAACAAGTGGCCTTTACGGTAACATTACCAAAAATTACCTAAACACAATTGAAGGAATTGCCAGAAGCTCCTATAAAATTACTCATCCGTCAAATGGAACTCCCTACATAGATTCCGACGGTAAACTAATAGCCACACCTGGATACCATCCACAAACAGCACATCAGGCATATGTAGATTCCATTAATTATGTCACAACATTTGACAGCTTGGTTACTATATACGATTTTGAGAGATTCTGCAAACGTCAACCCGGAATCTCTAACACTTATGCTGTGGATAAACAAAGAGCCATTGACATAAATAATGCTTTACAAGAAGAGTGCGAAAACTTATCCTTGGCACAATTACAGGCATTCTATAATGAATCCAAAAATCCCCAAACACCCACGCCCACAAATATTTCAGTTCTTCGTGAGTTTTATATTAACAGAAAAACCGTAAAATATAATGAATTAGATAACTCCAAAACATATGAACCTTATAGTCTTAATTTGCACGTTGTTTATGGTGAGTTTGACCTATCCATGTCATATACAGATGGATTACCTGATCCAAATTCCAGTATTGCCACAATGACATGGCTTGAAAATCAATTTTGGTTGTATAAAATAGACACCAACTATGAAATAGAATATCAAAAAGATGTTGACGGTAATTATATAAGGGATGATGATGGAAATAAAATACCCGCCCATAAAAATTATAACTCAATCGAGGAAGTAACTGGAAGTGGTAGAGTAGCCCACTACCTAGACGAAAAAATTCGTGATACCAAGATCGTTACTACGTGCCCGGAATATGCTGGTATTAGAGTATTTCCTTGGAGATGTTGTGGTGTTATACATCTAAAAAACCCTGTAACGGAAACAGTTGCTAATAAAATATTAGAAACTGTTATGGAACATTTGGCGGCGGCATTCCACCCAGCTAATATTGAGTTTGGTAAGAAAATAGATTATATGGATGTTATAACAGTCGTTACATCTGCTCATGATATGATAAGATATTTTGATGCTGGGTTAGCTTCCAGAAAACTTATTGATATTGACGATTCTGTGGACATCACTTATTTTAACAACACCAGTCTTATGTACTATGTTCAAAGCACTCAAGGTTTTTCTTTAGGTGCTTATGGGTATATGGAAGGTAACAACACAGCATATAAACATGACTCAGATGTGGAGAATCCTTATTATAAAATATTATCTATTGCTCCTGAATATATCATTAAGTGAGGAAGTGTTTAAATGATTTTGGATTCTAAGCAGTATATTCCGGAAGTATACAGAAGAGAACGGGATATGCAGGTGTTTACAACATTAATAGATATTATTCTAACATCTTGTAAGTATGATATAGATAGTTTATCCAAACTATATGATGCCACTACTTGTCCGGAACAGTTTCTACCCAAATTTGGGGACACACTAAACTATAAGTACGACAATGCCAATACAGTAACATCTAATAGAAAAATTTTGGATACTTTTATGGTTATGATGAGATATAAAGGTTCCCAGATAGGACTGCTAATGGCAACAGCATTGTGTCTGACATCATTAGACCTATCCATCAAAAACCTGGAAACAGCGGATGTAAATACGGATTACATCAATGCTTTGAAAGACTTAGAAATAAAGTATGACTATGAAAATGCTGTTATTATTATAGATTATCCTAATATATACACACAGGTAAGATATTTATTAGATTATGTAAGACCTGTAGGAATGACTCTTAACCTAAGATCCGTTACAAAAACAATACAACATATTCCTATGGCTATCTTAGCACAAATTCAGTCCGAGATACACGAATACAGTATGCAAAAATCTACTGTTAACAAAGCTCGTGTTAACTTCTCCTATCCTGTTACTCAGGAAAAGTTAGATGAATGGAAAAATATACAAAATACATTGGAAGCAGTCGAAGATGATAATAATACAATAGATTTGAATGGGTAAGGGGGTTTAATTATTCGTGATTTACCGTAAAAATAATGCTTTAGAATTTGCTGTTGACAGTAATGTACATATAGAGGTTATAAGTCCTCAAAATGTAATATTACAAACATTGGATACACACAATAAAGCCACAAAGCAATTGGTTAGCGGAATTATGAGATTTTTAAGAGGAGAATTTACCATTACAAATAGAAGAACCGATGAAAATTCCCTTGTATATAAAGATCAAGCTCGTCACTATATTCCATGTTATGTAGGTGCTGGAACGGCAGGCATAGAATTAGAAACTGTAACATTAGAAACGGGTGAAACTGTAACACTACCTAAATACGACCCAACTAATAGACGTAATCCTCCGCTAACGGATGAATGGAAAGCGGAGGATAATAAGGTTAATTACAGTGCCACAAAAATGAATTTGGAAATTACATCTAAATCCAGATATCCAATTAGTGTACAGGTGGCGGAAGAGAATGACGAATATAACACCATGGCAGGGGATGTACAGCAGATTGTATTTGCAACAGATATTGGGCCTGGTTATTATTCCACCATATATGACGGAGTTACAACAGATATATTTCTTACAGAGATAGGATTATATCCTGGAAATGATATCACTAAAGATAATTTATTAGCAGAAGTTATTTTAAAAACGGCAGATGATGTGTTATACGTTCGTCCACAAGATACTATTGTAATTCGCTGGACAATTAGTATAATAGCATTAAATGATTATAGTTCTGTAGACGAACCCACAACAATAACAACTCCGGATGGGGATATTGTATTGGAATCCGGAACTATTATAGATGATAAAATACCCTTTGCAGGAACAATTCAACCCGAGTAAACTCTAATTACGATTAAGGAGGTATGTTCATATGAGTAATAAATCAGAAGGTTTTATCAGTAACATATTTAACAACTCTGTTATCTCCGGGTCTTTGAAGGACATTAGGGAACAAATGACATACAACTACACTAAGTCTTATCCATCTATCAATTCCAGTAATGCAGGTCTAATACATTCCGAAGAAAACGTGAGATGGTTGACCAAACAGTTTACGAAAAAACCTTTCATTATACAGTACGATGATAACGATATGGATGAGTTTGCTTATACTGGAGCCGATTTATATGCAGGTATAGCAAACGGAGGTATGGTTAATATTGATGGATATATTATAAACTCCGCCAACGATATGACAGCATTGTCTTTTGACAATACAAAAACTGTAAAAATAGGTACTAATAGCCATGGATATATACGTCATTATCAACTACAGTTTGCATCCCAACAATTTTTAAAGGGGTTGGAAAATAGTGATTTAAGTACTTATATAGACATGGGAGATCTAGATCCCAATAGTACTTCTAATTCTGTAACAATTGGGTTATCCAAATATTTCACGGAGCATTTAAAAAGTGTGTACCCGGATGCCGATTTAACAACAGAAAATTGCTGGGAATATACAAAAAAATCCTTGTCTAATATATATAAACAAGAACTCCGGGATAATAATATAGAATATAACTACACTAAATCCTCTACTACAATTCCTCTGGATTTTGACATTAGTAAAAATGCCTCTATTGGAAATAGTAGTTATTCCAGTACATCCATATATGTGGGAAATACTACAATAACCTACGAGGACGATATAAAAGACTATATTGTAGAACATATGGATTATGAGAATTTACAGCAAAATTATCCAGATTATATACAAGATGTCACTATTTCAAAGGATGCCTCCACAAATGTAGTAAATAGTATAGCAGTTTCTTACAAAATATATTATGGTATTTTGAAAGATAAATTGAAATCCAGATTATCCTATTATGGTAGTGGTTCTTCGCAAGATTATATTCCATCTATCTATATAGAAGATATATTTGGTTTCTGTTATTTATTTGTAGATAGTATTCGCATTCAAACACTTTCTTACCCATCCACTCAGGATACTAACATAAACCTACTACAAGATACCATAACACCCAGCACACAACCTGATAGTAGTGGTCGTGATATTATACGTGGACTATCCACCATATACGATGCCAGCAAACTGTATAGGGAAGTTACTTTAGAAGATGGGGACGGAGCTTACTGGTTAAACAAGGCCATAGGGTATGTTCCGGAAGATCCTGGATACAATCATTTTACTTTAAGTGATCTTGTGACCAGAGATGATACACAAACGGATTTTAACGAAGGTTTTGATTTAAATACCTTGTTAAATACACACTTTACTAATATTACAGCACAATCCATAATTAATACATATGAAACCTATAATAACACAACTGTAGACGTAGGTGTATTCAATTCCGGAGGACATTTGAATACATTATGTGATAATTATTATTGTTTGCCCTTAAACTCCACATTATGTAGATTATTCTGTCTACCTTCCTATAACAATAACTATGTGCCTGTAGGTTTCATGACAAGTTCCGGAGCCCTAATGATTCGCAACTACGAAAGAAGATTTTCTCCGGAAGATGTTCAAGAAAAGGGTTGGAGTTACCAAACATATTATATAGATTCCTATGATAATTCTACCGTGTGTCAACAAATCTACGTGGAAGGTTATATATCATTCTTTAGGAGAGTTTGTGCCCTAATATACGGCATAGATATTATGGATATAACAACTTCCTATGGTAATGTTAGTGAGACTAATAAATATAATAGTGAAGCTTGGAATAACATTTTGAAAAAGATTCAGTACAAAGAAATTTCCCCAACATCCCCTCGTAATTGGCAACCTACGGATGTGGAGGCTGTAACACAATTTTTTGGTGTTGCTAATTTTTCGGATCTTACATTTGATGTTATATACAATAAACTTTTAGCTCCTTATATAAACTTCTATATACAATTGGCATCGTCTGCGTTACAGACAGATACACTATCCTCCACAAATAATAATTTCAAGGCCGTAAAAGGTTACTCTGTTGTAAAAAATTCAGTAGAAGACCCATCTATTATCGTAGAGGATACTTCCGACGATATAAAATTAAAACTTACTCATACCTATTCCAATGGAGTCCAAACATTTAATTCTGATAAGATACTATCCTATCAACTAAACACACAAACAGACTATCAACGTTTGAATAATTATCTATGTGCACAGGATGGTATAAATTACACAGAGGGGTTAATTGATAGAAGTAAGGTTAATGTTAGTGGGTTAAATACTCCTTTGGACAGAGTATCATTATGTGAGGATTATATTACGTATTTAAAAGGATGTGCCAGAATTGATTGGACGGATGTTAATCGTCACGATAATAAATACATACAAAGTTCCTTCAAAATTACAACGTTAGAAACGGATAGTAATAATACATATGATAAGTTTGCTGTAACAAACAAAGTATATGATATGTTTGCTTCTTATTTTTGTGGAACTGATAATAGTGAATTAGCTCATATTCAAAGCAACTACATACAAAATGTTTGTCTATCTACAGCTACCCTACTTCCTATAGATAGTAGGGCATATCCGAATATGTGTAAACTTAAATCATATAAGTGGTATGGGCAGCCAGAATCCAGATTAACAGCACCTAATAATCCTATGGATTATGTATTAAAAGAATTAACATTAGCTATAAGAACTACAATTGACTATGATGGTAGTCAGATGAAGGGTGTTTCCGGATTTTATTACTTAGGTATGTCGCAAGGGTGGTGTTTGGCATTTCCTACATTGTTCCGACTGTATAAGGATGGTCAAAACTATCTAGAAGGACGTAAAAGGGGTACTGTATATCATGCCGGCTTATATATAGACTATAAGCTACCAAAAGACGTACAACAAAATGAATTTTGGTTTACCAACACATGGTTGTCCGCTATTAGGTCCGTAACTGAGTTTGATATTGAAAATAGTGGCCTAAGGGATACATTAGGAAGCGATTATATTAACTACCCATCAAATACGGATGGTATGCGAGATTACCTACATCTACGTAACCACACACTATTCTCCTCTGATGTTATTTATAGCATAGATGAAAATGGTAATTATATATCTATGCAAGATTATATAAATAACCTAATACAATTTAATCAGAATAGTTTTCCGAAGTTGGATTATGTGGATTTTATGGAAGATTCTAATTCCGAAGATATTGTATGTACACAAACAACACATTCTGGATTATTAGATAATGTAAACAGATTACATGAATATGTACAGGATTTAAGTTGGAATATAGAGTATTCGCAGAATAATAATAGTGTATATGAATTAACGTTAGAGAATAATAAATATTATGACCTAACAGAATCCTCCACAAATTTAGACACACTTATTATTGAAGGTTTTTCAGAGGTACCAACATCTAATATTAATAGATATGGAATTAATACAACGACAAACTATTCAGATAATACTATAATTAGATGCACCGTTAAAACCAGATTTCAAAATAGTTCTGTAACACCATTTCAGATAATATTGGATACAACATTAAATGAATTTACAAATTCCCCTATATCCGTTATATGGGATAGTAACTATCCTGTAACTATAGTAGATTCCGATACAGAACCGAAGTACACTATTCAAGTAATAGATCCTGCTAATATACAAACCACACAAACAAGTTCTATTTGTTTTATAGAATTAGAAATTCACTTAAATTCTACAAAGACAACCGGAATAGGTCATTGTAACATTTCCTTAGTAGCGTCAGATACTACACTTACAATGTCCGACATGAATTATTTGTGGAAAGAATTCTATACATTGGATAAACTATCTTGGAAGCAGGTTTCCGAAGCTACGAGAAGAGGATTAGCCAAAAAACTATGGACTGTAGGAAACATTAAAACCTTTAATATGACATACAATGGAACCACTTATCCACTGCAGGCCATGATTATTGGTATTAACGAAGAGCCTGGTATGACCAATACTATAACATGGCTTACAAATATCTACAATGATCCAAATGTGGATGCTTATTCTTGTGAGTTATTAAACACCAAATTTAGTATGAACCTTTCCAGAGGTACCAACTATAATAAAGGACGTTATGGATACGATGGTATGCATAATGGTGACCCTAATAACGGATATGATTTAGCTGTTGTAAACTGGTTGAATAATACTTCTACAGGAGTATTAGGTTTTTGTGATTCGGAATTTAGATCCACCGTGGTTCCTGTAGTTAAGACAACTGGATTAGTGTACACATATTCGGATGGGGAAATTCCGGATGTAGATCCTGGATCGAACCAACTTACTCCAGATGTTAAACTACTATGTGCCAGTGCCAGTGCTTCCTATGATGACACAACATATTCGGATTTGTATAGAAAATCAGGACGTTCCCAATTATATTTCTGGTTACCCTCCCTCTCAGAGTTAAACATACCTTTTGTAGGAGAACAATGTGATGATGCCGGAGAAAGAAAATTAAACTGGAGTCTTCCACCCGTTGTAACGAGGGAAAACCCTTATTATATTACGCAGGAGGGAGACGCAGCATTTCTTGTAAACGAACAAAAGTCCAATTCGGAAACCAACCCATGTACCTATTCTTACTTCAAACTTCCAAAAAGTCAACAGAACGCTGAATGTCCTACATTGCTAACAAGAAGTTATTACACAATTAACTTGGATATAAACACACTATCACCCGTTCCAACATTGGAGGATTATACATATACTCCAGGTGATTACGACAATTGTGATAGATTTATGTACTTAGTGGGCACGGCATACACTCCTGGTTCCGAAGGTAGATGGTTAGGTCTATTGCCTAGAAAAGATATGAAAAATCAAAACGTTACCACAGATTTCTGTTTTGTTACAGGTTAACTTTCTTTATACATTTCTTAAAAATAGGTGGACATTAAAAATGTTCATCTATTTTTTTTTTAATACCCGTATAAAAGTTAACCCGGTTTAGGTAAACAAGTTCCCATAACATACAACAATTCGTTAACTTAGAAAACGCCCCTGTATAAAAGTTAACCAGGTTTAGGTAAGAATTAAGGATTTTGCAAAAATAAATCTCCCCAGTTCTTACCTAAACCATAGTGAAAAATTTACAGGGGGCTTATTAATATATAAGTATTAATATATTATAATAATATTATTATAATTATATATCTTAAAAATTAATAATTACATAGATAGTAATAAAATAATAATCTATAATTTAATTACTAAATAAAAAATCATAATAAATCTAAATAAAAAATCATAATAAATCTAAATTAATAATTTCTTATTGTATACTTAAAAAATCTCTTAACTCTTGTTTACGGATACATAAAATGTCCCTAATATTATGCGGTGGTTAAATTTATTAATATTTAAATGGTTTAATTGTAATTACTTATGTTTAAACAAAGAAACGGAAATAAATAGAGATAAAATAAATTTTTATATTTTAACCTCAAAAAACACTTGACTTTTATTGTATTATGTTGTATAATATTATTGTAAGGAAAGGGAAATAAGTATAACAGGAGTGATGGATATGTAAAATTTGAAAACATCTTAATTAAGTAAATGAAAATGGAAGAAAGAAGCATAATCACCCGAGAACTTATGAGGGTGAAAGAATCCGTATGAAAAACCACTAATACATAAATTTTTTAGGAGGATGTTTTATGAGAACAACTACATGGAATAACATTGGAACAGATGTACAGTCCACAAATATTCAGGATGTGCTGAAGGAAGCTAACCTGGATTATGAGGTTATTACCCAGCCCGTTTATACTAAGGTGGGGGACACCGATATTCTGGTGCCCAACAGACTTGCCACTGTTAATAAACAGACTAATGAGGTGTTTGGAATTGTATCCGATAGATACCGGGTTTGTCAGAACTCTGATGCGTTTGACTTTGTCAACAATGTAGAAGGAGTTCAGTTTGTAAAGGCAGGTCAGACCCATACAGGTATGGTTTATGTAATAGGTAAACTGCCGGATGTGACAGTACTTGGGGATACATTTACACCCTATCTGATATTCCAGAACGGACATAATGGTTTCTATACAGTTAAGACAACAATCTGTCCTCTCCGTATAGTTTGCCAGAACCAGTTTAATTACGCCTTCCGGGAGAGTCCTAATACCATTTCCATACAGCACTCTTCACAGTATACAGCACGCATTGCCGAAGCAGAAAAGCTCATAAAGGAAACGGCCCACTATATGACATCTTTTGGAAATACAGCTGAGGAACTTGCCATGCTTAAAATTGGTGATGATGCCAGAGTACAGGACATTATTAATGCTTTCTTTACTATGGCAGAGGATGCCACCAACAGACAGATTACTACAACGGAGGAACAGAGAACGGCTCTGTTTAATGCCTACAAGGCAGAAGATAACACCAACTTTACAGGCACGGCCTGGGGTCTGGTTAACGGATTTAGTGATTACCTCACACATAAGGAACCCAGAAATACTAAGAATAAGGACGAAGGAAAGTTTATGACAGTAACATTTGATCCAAAGTTCTTCATGTCCTTTGTAAACCACGTAAGACAGTTCTCATAAATATATGTCAAAACAGGGTAACGTTAGTTATCCTGTTTTTTTTTTAATTTAGAAAGATACATTGGTTAAAATAAATATTTAATATCAAAATTCCTTGACTTTCTTGTTATTATGTTGTATAATAAAAAAAAAGAATGTCACATAATCTAATTATGATAGAAGGGAATTTTGCTTATGGTATCCATAAATGTAAAGGAAGGCCTGAAATATGTGGGCATTTCTGCCTTTATATCATTCCCTTATGATATTAGGTACGTAAATTTAATGAGGGCTCAGCCGGATCGGTACTGGCATAGTACAGACAAGTGTTGGGAAATTCCATATACCAATATATCTTTAGTGCTAGATAAGCTACAAGAGGAAGATTATAAGATTACAGTAGATTCTCATATTCAGTCTAAATTGGAAAATACCTTGGATATTCAAATTCCGGAAACATATACGTTTATTACTAAGCCTTTTCAACATCAAACAGAGGGTATTGAATATGGGTTAAATCATAAGAAGTTTTTGTTGGCGGACGAACAAGGATTGGGCAAAACAAAACAAATGATAGATTTAGCTTGTATTAATAAACAGTTATATGATTACGAGCATTGTTTGATTATTGCTTGTGTAAATGGTCTTAAATACAACTGGCAGGAAGAAATAGGTATCCACAGTAATGAATCCGGATATATTTTAGGAACCCGTCATACACGGTCCGGTAAATGTTATATAGGCAGTAATAAAGATAGATTATATGATCTACAACATCTAGAAGATATTAATGATTATTTTATTATTACTAATATTGAAACGTTAAGATATACGGAAGTAACCAAAGTACCTTGTAAAACAAAAGGTAAAGGTGGAGTCACCAGATATAAGAAAGTTACTAAATTCCCAATTGTGGAAGAACTACAAAAACTTATACATAAGGGCAACATATCTATGATTGTTGCGGATGAAATCCATAAATGCAAGGACAGTTCTTCCCTCCAAGGTAAGGCCTTATTATCCTTAAATGCCGAATCCGTTGTAGCATTAACAGGTACACCTTTAATGAATAATGCTATTGATTTATACACTCCATTAAAGTTTATTGGAATGGAAAATCATAGTTTGTTCGCATTTAAACAGCATTATTGTATTTGTGGTGGATTTGGAGGACATCAAATAGTTGGGTATAAAAATTTACCCGAATTACAGGCAATTCTAGATAAATGTATGTTAAGAAGGTTAAAGAAGGACGTTTTAGATTTGCCTGATAAAATATATATTAATGACTATGTAGAAATGACCACAAGTCAAACTAAAATTTACACTTCTATATTAGAGGATTTAAGACAAAATATAGATAAAGTTAAATTATCCCCTAATCCATTAACTATGTTAATCCGGTTACGTCAGGCTACTGGAAATCCTGAGTTATTAAGTACTTCCGCCAAAGGTAACCCAAAATTTGATAGACTTGTAGAATTAGTTCAGGAGGTAGTAGATAATGGAAATAAAGCCATTGTCTTTAGTAATTGGACAGATGTATTAAATCCGGCATATGAATTATTATGTAAGCAAGGATTCAATCCAGCTCTATACACTGGATTGAATAAGGATACAAGAGAGTCCGAAAAACAAAGGTTTAAGACTTCTGATAGTTGTAAGGTTATCTGTGGAACTATAGGTGCCATGGGAACGGGTTTGACACTTACGGAAGCTACTACTATTATTTTTCTGGATGAACCTTGGAATAGAGCCATAAAGGATCAAGCCGAAGATAGAGCTCATAGAATTGGTACAACGCAGCATCTGAATATTATTACACTGATGTGTAAAGATACCATAGACGAAAAAATTCATAATATTGTGTATAAAAAAGGAAAAATGAGTGATATTATTGTGGATAAAGAAGAAGATCTGTTTAAAAATCCTAATGTTATTAATTATCTATTGTCATAAATAAAGGAGAGATATGTATGAAAGATATGTTAACAGCTACGAAAGTAATTCAACATCTGGATATTAGTTCCCGTACATTGGATAGTTGGTATAAGTTCTATGCCAGTGTGGAGGAAAAACCCGAAGGAATGCCGAAGTTACCCCCGTATATACAAACACGACCTAGAGGACCTAGATATTGGAAAGAGTCCGATATTCCGGCGCTTTTAGCATTTAAGGAGTGGGTTCCTAAAGGACGTGGGGGTGTAATGGGACGTATCAATGAACGATGTTGGAGCCCCCAATACCGTAAAAATAAATAATTGATTTAGGAGGAATTTTTATGAGTATTACTACAGAAACAATAGAGCTGACGGAGGACGTAAAGAATCAGTTAAATGAAATATGTTCTCAATACTATGAATACGTTCAGATATATAAGTCCGCAGAAACTAATAAATCCGTATATAATAATATGCTAAAACAGTTATTGGCAGATAATGGAGTTACTAAGTATACAACTCCGGAAGGTATCCGGGTGTCCGTAACTACCTCAAACAAGCCTACATTCTACGAGGATCAGTTAATTCCGTATCTCAAATCCCTTGGCATGGAAAATCTTATTCAGACAAGAGAATATGTGGATATGGAAGCCTTAGAAAATGCCATTTATCATGGACAGATTAATGCTGCAGATTTGGCCCCATTTAAGGAAGATCATATATCGACTCGTATAAATTGTACTAAACCTAAGTTATTAAAGGAGTGAGTAAAGTACACAAAAATTTAATATCAAATTTAGTGATTATGT